AAAGAATATCTTTATAAAGGTATAGCAGAAAGAACATTTAAACAATCATTTAAATTATCTGAATATATGAATGTTAAAAATGCTAAATTAAAAGATGGTATGCTTAATATAACATTGGTACAAGAGTTACCAAAAGAAAAGCAACCAAAACAAATTAAAATAAATTAAATAATGGGGTATCAAGAGAAATCACAAAGTAGCCTTGCTCTGCCCCATACAAAGAGTTTTTATGGTTAAAATATGGTTTATGTTAGTATTAATATCTATGCCAAATGCACCTTCAGTTAAATATAATGGATTTATATATTCAAGTGAAGAAGAATGTCACGTAGCAAGATATGAACTACATGAAACTTATAATAGTAAACCTACAGAATATAAATCAGCATTAGTAATGGATTCGTATTGTGTAGAATTTGAAAGTTTTCCAATAGCGGGATTAAATAAAACAGGAGCATAATGGCAACATATTTAGTATTATCAAATAGAGTATTAAACGCATTAAATGAAGTAGAAATGACTTCATCTAATTTTAGTAGTAGTCGTGGAATACAAACTTCTGTTAAAAATTTTGTTAATCGTGGATTACATGATGTATATAATGAATTAGAAGAACTACCAAGTCTTCATAAAGAAACATATCATATAACTAATTCTGGACAAAGAGAATATTCTTTACCAACTGCTAATTCTCCTGTATCTGGAGATTTACAATGGCGTAAAATAGATTGGGATACATTTTATTTAAAACCAAATGAATTACTTACTAATGGTGAATTTACTTCTGATATAAGTAGTTGGACTACAATAGCAGGAAGTGGTAGTGCAGCTTATAATAGTGGGGGTAATGGTAGATTAAGATTAAATGATTATGCGGCATACCAATCTTTTTCAACAACAAAAAATGAAGAATATAGAATACAAGTAAAAGCATTTGATTCTCATAGTGCAGGACAAGCATTAAAAGTACAAGTAGGAACTGCGGCAGAAGGAACACAAAATTTAAGTACAACATTAACTGTAGAAGATTTTGGAGATGGTAATGTATTAGATACTACTTTTACAGCTACAGCACAAACAAGTTATGTAACTTTAAATAATACTGTAACATCAACCAATTTAGATATAGATTATGTTCGTATATCTAGAAATATAGGCCCACAAAGATTAAAATATATATCTTATGATGATTGGGTAAGACGTTTTTCTGAAAGAGATTTAACTAATTTAAGTACAAATTATGCTGAACCACGATTTGTTTATAAAACACAAAGTGGTAAATTAGGATTAACACCTATTCCAGATAAAAGTGATTATAGAATAATATTTGAATATTGGAAAGAGCATACAGAATTATCTGCTCATGGAGATGAACCAGATTTAGACGATAGATATGCTGATTTAATAGTATCAAGAGCAAGTTATTTTGCATATAATTTACGTTCTGACCCAGAACATGCAATGATTGCAAATAGAGAATTTGAAGAAGGATTAAAACGTTTACGTTCTGATTTAGTTTCTAAACAAGAATATATGCGTGATGAACGAGTAAATTTAAGGGTTAATTTATAATGCCAAATACTTCACAAATAGCACCTACTGTTGTTAGTTGTTATGGAGGACTTGTATTAAATAAAGATATATTTTCTATGAGACCTGGGGAGGCTTTACAATTACAAAATTTTGAGCCGGATATAGCAGGTGGGTATAAAAAAATATTAGGAACAACTGCGTATAATTCTAATATTGTACCACAAGTATCTTCATCAAGTGAAATTGTAGATATGGCAGCAATATTTAATGATGTTGTTTTAGCAGCTAGAGGTGGTACAATATCTCGTGCAGGTACAAGTGGTTCTTGGACTTCTATTACAACAGGTAAAAGTACAACTTATCGTTATGATTTTGAACGTTATAATTATAATGGAACTGAAAAAATAATGATAGCAACTGGCGGAGATGCTGCTTTTTCTATTGACACATCGTATAACGTTGATATAATTAATGCAACGGGTGGTGGAACTGCTCCAACAAATCCTAAATTTGTAGCATCATTTAAAAATCATATGTTCTATGCAGGAATGTCAAATGCTGTTTCAACATTACAATATTCTGGGCCTTTTACAGAAGATGATTTTGATACAGGCGGTGGAACAATATTAGTTGATACTACAATAGTTGGACTTAAAGTTTTCCGTGAA